GCGTGCCGACTACCTGGACTGTAGTTGGCTACCGCCACGCTGGGACTGGGGTGATCCTCTCAAAGACATCCGCGCCGAAATCAACGCCATCGAGGCCGGGCTCAAGTCGCGCACCCAGGCGATTGCCGAGCGGGGCTTCGACGCCGCGATGGTCGATGCCGAGATCGCCGGTGATCACCGGCGCGAGGACAGCCTAGGGCTGCGCTTTGGGCGTGAGCCTGTGCCTCCGCCCTCGAACTGAGGAATCTCGATGACTGATTTGCCCTACCTGGCGTCCCGCCTGTACGGGACGCCGCTCCTGATTGCGCGCCCGAAACTCGAAGTGATCCTCGGTGTAGTGGCCAGAAAGATGGCGGGCGACACGCTCGCCACGCCACCGCCCACCACCCTGGATGTATCGATGTCGGGTGGTTTCCAGATTCTGGAGGGCATCGCCGTCCTCCCGGTCCTCGGCACGCTGGTGCGTCGCTCTTCGTATATCGGCGCCGCCAGTGGCCTGACCAGCTACCACGACATCGAGGCCATGGCCGAACAGGCCTTTGCCGATCCCGAGGTCCGCGCGGTGCTGCTGGAGATCGACTCCAGCGGCGGCGAGGCGGGCGGGGTGTTCGATCTGGCCCAGCGCCTACGACAGCTGGCGCAATCATCGGGCAAACCGCTGTGGGCCATCGCCGATGAAGCCGCACTCTCCGCCGCCTACGCGATTGCCTGTGCGGCCGACCGCCTGTGGCTCACCCGCACCGCCGAGGTGGGCTCCATCGGGGTGGTCGCGGTGCACGTCGATGAGTCGGTGGCCGATGCCAAGGCGGGCCTGAATTACACCTTTCTGCACGCCGGCGCCCACAAGGTCGATGGCCATCCGCACGCGCCGCTACCGGCGCCGGTCGCTGCCGACATCCAGGCCGACATCGATCAGTTGCACGACCAGTTCATCGCCTTGGTCGCCGGATTTCGGCGCCTGACGGTGGAGGCCATCCGCGACACCGAGGCGCGCGTCTATCGCGGTGAGGCGGCCATCCAGACGGGCCTCGCCGATCAGATCGGCACCCGTTCCGAGGCACTGACCGCTCTGCAACGGCAGCTCGCCATGAGTGCCAGCCGCAGCCTGCGCAACAAGGCCGCCTCGCTGTCGGCCACCCGCACCACTTCCCGATCCCAACCATCCCCGAAGGAGATCTCCATGAATGATCACAACCCCGTCACGCCGGTGGACGAAACCGAAGAGAACACAGCCCCGGCCCAGTCGCAGTCACCGCAGACCCCGCCGCCGCTCGATGAAGCGGCCATCACGGCCCAAGTCGAGCAGCGTCTACGACGCCAACTCGCCGAGCTCTCCGAAATCGCTGCCCAGGCCAAGCGACTGGGTGTCACGGTCGATCCGGCCCAGGCCCTTGCCCGTGGCGTCACCCCGGATGCGCTGCGCCAGTCAGTCCTTCAGCAGGCCGCTGAGCGTGATGTGGCGCAAGACATCGTGGCCGAAGCACCGGCACCTGCCTCTACCAAACCTCAATCCGTCGCTGACAGCCCCTTGGTCAAAGCGGCCCAAGCCTATGGAGCCCGTAAATGAGCACACCTTTGATTTCTCCCGCGACGCTGGGTGATCTGATCAAACGCGAGTCCGACCCGGACTACACCCGCGAGACCGTGACCTTGAAGGCCGGCACGGCTTACCCGCTGGGTGCCGTGCTCGGCCGCATCACCGCGACCGGCGTCTATGCGTTTTCACCTGCGGCCTCCACCACCGGGCTGGAAGGCGCTGAGATCGCATCGGCCGTCCTGCTGCACCCGGTCGCCGCCAGTGACACCGACACCCAAGCAGTGGTGATCGCCCGAGGCCAGGTCATCGTCGCTGACCGCGCCTTGGCCTTCGATGCCTCGGTGGCGGACGCCGCCGCCCAATCCCTCAAACACCAGCAACTGGCAGCCCACGGCATCGTCGTGCGCGCCGCTGCCTGAACCACATTCGCAGGAGTTCTTCCATGACCGTGATCGTCAATCCTTTCGATGCGGGCGGCTTCACGCTGGCCGAGATGTCGGCCGCCATCCAGATGCTGCCCAACCCCTATGGCCGCGTCGGCCAGCTGGGGCTGTTCGCGCCCGAGCCGATTTCGCAGCGCAACGTCACCATCGAGTCCATCGAAGGCGAACTGCGCTTGCTGCCCGCCGTGGCGCCCGGGGCGCCGGCCACCGTCGGCACCACCGACAAGCGTTCGGTGCGCTCGTTTGCCGTACCCCACATCCCGCACAACGATGTGGTGCTGCCCGAGGAGATCCAGGGCATCCGGGGGCTGGGCCTGGCCTCCGGCGAAGACCCGCTGGTGACTGTGATGACCCGCAAACTCGCCCGAATGCGCGCCAAGCACGCGCAGACGTTGGAGTACATGCGTGTGAACGCCTTGCTGGGGATTACCAAGGATGGTGCTGGCAACACCCTCTACGACTGGCACGACGAGTTCGACATCCAGAAGCCCGAGGTGGATTTTGTGTTTGGTGGCACCGAGGACATGGTCATCCACTGCACCCAGGTCGCCCGGCATATTGAGGAGAACTTGAAGGGCGAGATGATGACCACCATCCACGCCCTGGTCAGCCCTGAGTTCTTCGATGCCCTGGTCAAGCACAAGACCGTGAAGGAAGCCTACACCTTCTACCAGGGCACCGCTGGCACCAACCCGCTGCGCGACGATGTGCGCCGTGGTTTCCGCTTTGGCTCGATCCTGTTCGAGGAGTATTTCGGCACGGTGACGCTGGCCAACGGTACATCCGTGCGCCTGATTCCGCCGCGCGAAGGGGTGGCTTTCCCGCTGGGCACGCTGGATACCTTCCGGACGTACTTCGCCCCGGCGAACCTGATGGAAGCGGTGGGCACCTATGGCCAGGAGCTTTACGCCCACCAGCTGGCCCGCCCCAACGGCACCGGCGTGGACATCTACACCCAGTCGAATCCGCTGCCCATCGTGAAGCGCCCGGCGCTGACCGTGCGTCTCTTCTCCAGTAATGGCTGGTGATCGTGATGGGAGGTGACCATGACGGTTTTTGGTGACCTGACCCGGGCCATGTCCGCCATCGTGCTCACCACTTTCGGGGAGCCGGTGGTGTTTCACCTTGAAGGGCAAGCCGAGGCGCTGCCGGGGCGGGGCGTTTTCACCGCCACCCACCAGGAGGTCGATGCCAGCACCGGTGTGCCGGTGTCCATGGTGCAGCCGGTGCTGGAGGTGCGGCAGGCCGATCTTCCAGCAACACCGACCGAGGGCGATGCCGTCACGGTGCAAGGTGTGCTCTACCTGATCGTCGGGGTGCGCCCCGATGGCCATGGCTTTCTGAAACTGATGTTGCATAGGGGTACGCAGGGAGGGGGCGGCCATGAAACACCCACGCACCCTGATCCGTGACGCGGTCAAGGAGCGACTGGTGGCGCAGTTGCCGGCGATTGATCCGCGCATCAGCGCCAACCGGATCAGCATCCACCGCAGCACACCGCTGTTTCAAGCCAAGCTGCCGGCCGTTCTGATCTACACCCGCGATGAGCGCATCGAGGATCAGCCCAACGCCGATCCGGGTCTGCGTTATCGGAAGCTGGAACTGTCGGTCGAGATCATCGCCAGTGGCGACGTCGCCGCCGAAGAGGCCGATGTCCTTGCGCAGGCCGTGGAGGCCATCCTGGATGCGGACGAAACCCTGGGGCTGCTGGTCGAAGGCACCCGCCTGACCCGCACCGAGGTCGATCAGGGTGGCGAGGGCGACACGCCGGTGCTGGCGGTCCGTCTGTCATTCGAAGTCAGCTACTGGACCAAGCCCGTGATCGATGACGGGGTGCTGCCCCTGCAGGTGTTGGTGAGTTGGGTGCCGGAGATCGGCGTCAGCCATGAGCACAGCTATCAGCCGGTTGGTACTCACTACCGGGAGCCAAGTTCATGAGCGAGCGCAACCTACACCAGGACATGACCGAGGCCGAGCGGCGTATTAGCAATGTGGCGCTGATGGGCCAGGTGGTAGCGCTCGACACGGTGCGTGCCCGCGTGCGGGTGCAGGCCGGCCCGATCACCACCGGCTGGTTGCCCTTTGCGACGATGCGTGCTGGACCGGATCGAACCTGGCATCCGCCCGAGCTGGGGGAGCAGGTGCTGCTGGTTGCCCCCGGCGGTGATCTCAACCAGGGCGTGGTGGTGGGCTCGCTCTACCGGGCAGAGCATCCGGCTCCGGCCGACTCAGAAGATGTCTCGCGCACCCTGTTCAAGGATGGTGCGGTGATGGAGTACGACCGTGCTCAGCACCACTGGCGCTTGGCGGTACCAGCGGGCGGCAGGATCGTGCTGGAGATTGGTCCCACCAAACTGGAGCTCAGCGATCAGGGCGCGCGGCTGACCGCTCCCCGGATTGATCTGAACTGAAGGAGGTTGCCATGCCAGCCATCACGCGCTTGGGCGACCAATGCACCGGCCATGGTTGCTTTCCGGCACGCCCCAATACCTCGGCGGCGGCCTCGGTGTTCATCAATGGCATCGCGGTGCACCGGGTGGGGGATGCTTGGGCGACCCACTGCTGTGGTCCCGCCTGCCACGCCAGCGTGCTGGCGGAAGGCAGTCTCAGTGTATTTGCCGAGGGACAGGCCGTCGGAC